ATGACACCTCAGCAAGAAAACGCCCTTCGCAGCATTGCCCGTCAGGCTAATTCTGAAATCAAAAAAGCCAGACAGCAGTTTCCGGATAAAAACGTCGATGACATTTGCCGTAGCGTACTGAAGAAGCACCGCGAAACGGTAACGCTGATGGGATTCACACCGACTCATTTAAGCCTGGCAATCGGCATGTTAAACGGCGTTTTTAAGGAACGGTGAACATGAAAAGCAAAATCATCAGGGAGCTACAGGCTCCTTTTTTATTATTCGCATTTACCCTCAAGCGTATTAACCAACAATTCAGGGATTAATGAAAGATGGCGGACATCATTGATTCAGCATCAGAAATTGAAGAATTACAGCGCAATACAGCAATAAAAATGCGTCGTCTGAACTACCAGACTATATCCGCCACTCATTGTTGTGAGTGTGGCGATCCCATAGATGAACGAAGACGCCTGGTCGTTCAGGGTTGTCGGACTTGTGCAAGTTGCCAGGAGGATCTGGAGCTTATCAGTAAACAGAGAGGTTCGAAGTGAGCGAAATTAACTCTCAGGCACTGCGTGAAGCGGCAGAGAAAGCCGGTGAAGATAAGTGGCAGGCTAAAAAAATAAATGGTGATTTTTTCGTTATTCGTCACGGTAGTTATACAAGACAGCATGGCTACACATCGTATCAACCCATTGCGGAGATTGATTGTAAGCCAGTCCGGGATTTTGTTGCCAAGGCTAATCCGGCTACCGTGCTGGAATTACTGGATGAACTGGAAGCAGCAAAAAAGCGCATTGCAGAACTGGAAGCGCGGGAAATACTGCTCCCGGAACGTAGCAGCATGCTTCATCGAACAGATTTTCACGATGATTACCAAACGGTAATGGCATACAAAGTTTCTGAAGTCATCGATGCAATCCGCGCTACTGGCATTCGCATCAAAGGAGAGTGAGATGATTCACTACCACGGTGGGCCTATTACTCCTGATACGTGCGCAATGAGAGCATGGAAAGGGCGACATGCGTTTATCAGTTTTGCGCATTCAGGCCAGATCAATCTCGCGGCTGAATACTGTCAGTCGTTCGCGCTGGACAACGGTGCATTCACCGCCTGGAAAGCAGCTGGCAAAAACAAAATCGACTGGAGCGATTACTACGAGTTTGTTGCTCGCTGGAAGAATCACCCAGGATTCGATTTTGCCATTATCCCGGATGTTATTGATGGCGGAGAGGAGGAAAATGATGCGCTTCTGAATGAGTGGCCTCACGGAAAACTAGCTGGCGTTCCAGTGTGGCACGTGAATGAAAGTGACGAGCGATTTATTCATTTGTGCAATGAGTTTCCGCGAGTGGCTATCGGTAGTTGTGGCGACTATGACGTAAAGCGCCCAACTCTTGCGGTAGCCAGAATGAAAGACCTGATTCGTCACATTGTTGATGGGCATGGTCAGCCGGTTACGAAACTACATGGATTGCGCATGTTAAATCCGCTGATATTCACAAAATTACCCTTAGCCAGCGCAGATAGTACGAACGTCGCTCGAAACATCGGTATTGATAAAGCCTGGTCTGGGGCTTATGCACCTGCAAGTAAAGAGACACGCGCAGCATTAATGGTAGAACGGATTGAGGCACACAATAGCCCTGGTTCTCTTGCGTATTGTGAACAACGCGACCGCTTTGAAATGCAATTGCAACTAGCACTTTAAGGACTAACAAATGACCACTATTACCAAAGAACGTATTGAATTGTTCATTAAAAATCCGCTTGAAAACGGGCTTACTCGTGGCGAACAAATGGAACTGGCACGAATTGCACTGGCATCACTGGAACGCGAACTGATTCGCCACGAGCATGCCAAATGGTCTGACTCCACATTTGGCTGCGTTGGCCCCATTGGTCCACTGAAACACCTCTCAAAAGAGGCTCTGGAAGCCGCAGCCGAACCAGACGATCTCAGCGAGTGGGCTGATATGCATTTCCTGTTGTGGGATGCACAGCGCCGTGCTGGCATCAGCGATGCTGAAATTACCGCTGCTATGGAAGATAAATTGAAGATCAACATGGAGCGCCAGTGGCCTGAACCAAAAGATGGTGAGCCTCGCTTGCACATTAAAGAACCCGGCAACTCTCCGGTAATTCCGGATGGTTTATCCACGGTATGCGCTGAGGCTTATCAGGTTGTAGGAGTTATGGCAGATGCGCTTGGTGTATTCGGTGATGCAGCAGTACAGAAAGTTCTGGATAACCTGTCACAGCAAAAACTTGTTCACAGAGATGTGCTGCCGTTCTCGCTTCCGGTAACTCCGGATGGTTGGATAAGCTGTAGTGAGCTAATGCCGGATAAGTTAATTCCGGTAATGGTCATGTATGAAGACGGTGAGATGTGGTCTGCAATGTGGAATGGCAATCGCTGGGATGATGGCACCGAATATCCGGATCCGCACTCAGTTACGCACTGGCGTGAAATGCCAGCAGCACCGCAGCAGGAGGTGAAGTGATGGACTCCTTCGCGAAATATACGATTATTGACTGGATAGCATTCCTTCAGGTTTTGCTCATCTGGTTTTATATGGCTTACAGGAGTGGGCAGTGGATTGTCAGTGTAGCCTGTAGCAAGGGATGGCGTTGGTGGAACCGAAAGAATAAAAAAGCGCTGGCCTTGGATTCGTTTTACGAAGCATTCAATCTTAACAGTCTTCAGCCTGGTTATGTCATTGTAGTCACCACTCAAAGCGGCATGACCATTCAGATTCATAAACCAAAAGAGGAAAAATGATGTGGCCTATATGTGTTAATTGCGGACGGATGTGCCTATCTGGATGGTGCCGAAAGTGCGACAAATGCACGAAGAAAAGACAATAACAATCCTCGCACTGACGGGGATTTCTTTTATCTGAACTCGCTACGGCGAGTTTTGTTTTATGGAGATGATTATGGCCTGTTCAACATTCAACCCTTTAACGTTACAGAAATACCAGCCAGACCCTGAAGATTTATGCTCACTGTGTGGCGGAAATCATGGTAAAGCTGCCATGATCGAATGTAAGGACAAAATCCACATATGCCTTAATTGCGTTGATGTCCTCGTTGATATCAAAAATGAAAGAGAAGATAAAAAGCGTAGCGAGGCTATTCGCGCCTTAGATTCATGGATGCGAGATGGGTATAGTGCTGCGCAAATTTATGACTTAGCCATTTCAAAAGGCGAAATACCAGGTGTGCGAATCGAATAAGAAGCGCACTCAAGCATCTTTTGGGGAAATCACAAATGCACTTCCGAGTCACAGGTGAATTGAATGGAGAACCATTCAACAGAGTTATCGAAGCAGAGGACATCAACGACTGCTATGACCACTGGATGATATGGGCGCAGATAGCACATGCAGACGTAACCAATATTCGAATTGAAGAACTGAAAGAACACCAAGCCGCCTGATGGCGGTTTTTTTTATTGGAGACAAGAAATGTCAGATTTGGCTATGAAGGTTTTGAAATGGCAATCGACTGGCGATGTTGGCATCAGTAGCGCAACTCTTGCCTCAATCGCATGTGGACTGAAAAAGAATATCTATGGTCATCACTTCGGCGCTCCACATGACGCAGCAGACTTCCGGCGATGCGTTGCACTTGTTGAGCAGATTCCAGAAATCAGAGATTCATTCGACAAGGTTGCAAAGCGCGTTCCGGCATTCAAAGGCATCCTCAACGAATGGGATTCCCTCGTTGCTCTGTTGAAGTCTGAAATGAAGATACACGGAAACAAAGCACCAGAGACTTACAGAAGAATCAGCGAGCTACGCAAGGACTAACCATGAAATAACACCGCCTCACACTCGGTGAGGCCTGTTCATTGCTCAATGATATCCAGACCTACCATCGCCGCATCAATGCGGCTTTTTCTTGCGTGTAATTGCGGAGACTTTGCGATGTACTTGACACTTCAGGAGTGGAACGCTCGCCAGCGACGCCCAAGAAGCCTTGAAACAGTTCGTCGATGGGTGCGCGAATGCAGGATATTCCCTCCTCCGGTTAAGGATGGAAGAGAGTATCTGTTCCACGAATCAGCGGTAAAGGTTGACTTAAATCGACCAGTAACAGGTAGCCTTTTGAAGAGGATCAGAAATGGGAAGAAGGCGAAGTCATGAGCGCCGGGATTTACCCCCTAACCTTTATATAAGAAACAATGGATATTACTGCTACAGGGACCCAAGGACGGGTAAAGAGTTTGGTTTAGGCCGAGACAGGAGGATAGCAATCACTGAAGCAATACAGGCCAATATTGAGTTACTCTCAGACAGCGGACGCAAATCACTAATAGACAGAATTAAAGGCGGTGACGCAATCACTCTTCATGTGTGGCTTGACCGATATGAAACAATCCTCACCGAAAGGGGGATCAGGCCGAAAACTCTACTCGACTACGCCAGCAAAATCAGGGCAATCCGAAGAAAATTGCCGGACAAACCGCTCACTGACATATCAACGAAAGAAGTGGCAGCAATGCTAAACACCTACGTAGCAGAAGGTAAAGCAGCTTCCGCAAAATTAATCAGGTCAACCCTTGTTGACGTTTTTCGTGAAGCAATAGCCGAGGGGCATGTGGCAACGAATCCGGTAACAGCAACCCGTACAGCAAAGTCAGAAGTAAGGCGCTCAAGGCTGACAGCTAATGAGTATGTCGAGATTTACCATGCAGCCGAACCTCTCCCTATCTGGCTAAGGCTGGCGATGGATTTGGCCGTCGTTACAGGGCAGAGAGTCGGCGATTTGTGCAGAATGAAATGGTCAGACATAAACGACAACCATCTTCACATTGAACAGAGTAAAACAGGGGCTAAACTCGCCATTCCGCTAACGCTAACGATTGACGCGCTCAATATCTCATTGGCTGATACACTACAGAAATGCAGGGAGGCCAGCAGCAGTGAAACTATAATCGCATCAAAGCATTACGATCCTCTTTCCCCGAAAACAGTATCAAAGTATTTTACAAAGGCGAGAAATGCATCTGGACTCTCATTTGATGGAAACCCGCCAACATTCCATGAACTGCGTAGCCTGTCAGCGAGGCTATACCGGAACCAGATTGGCGATAAATTTGCTCAACGTCTTCTCGGGCATAAATCAGATTCAATGGCGGCGCGGTATAGAGACAGCCGTGGACGGGAATGGGACAAAATTGAAATCGACAAATGA